CACAGTTGACCAATGCTATTCAGGCAGGTGAATTTGTACTTCATCAGGTTGGTTCTGATGTTCGTGTACTTGAAGACATCAATTCCCTTGTGACTACTTCTGACACCAAGGGTGACATCTTCAAGGACAATCAGACAATCAGGGTCATTGATCAGATTGCAAATGACATTGCAGTCCTGTTCAATACCAAATACCTTGGTGTTGTTCCTAATGATGCAGCAGGCAGAATCAGTCTTTGGACTGACATTGTAAAACATCATGAACAGATGCAGGACATCAGAGCAATTGAAGATTTCAGTGATGAAGATGTGACTGTTTCCCAGGGTAACACAAAGAAGGCTGTTGTTGTTAATGATGCGGTGACTGTTGTCAATGCAATGGCAAAGTTGTATATGACAGTCACTATTGCATAAGAAAGGGGTGAATCAGGATGTCTAATATTACAATGAAAGCAAAAGATGCGATTTCTGCAAAGTTGGCTGAATGTTTCGCAACGATTGGAAACAACAGATATAATTTCATGCAGGCAATCAATTTTGAAGCAAATTTTGAAAAGACAAAAGCAGAAGTTCCTATTCTTGGAAAGACTGGCACTGGTAACAAGGCTACTGGTTGGAAAGGAACTGGTTCTGCTACTTTCCATTATAACACTTCGATTTTCAGAGAAATGATGTTGAAGTACAAGGAAACTGGTGAAGACATCTATTTTGAAATTCAGGTCACCAATGAAGATCCCACAAGTGCAGCAGGCAGACAGACCCTTGTGTTTGTTGACTGCAACATTGATGGTGGTATTCTTGCAAAGTTTGATGCAGATGGTGAATACCTTGATGAAGATATGGACTTCACTTTTGAAGACTTCAAGATGCCTGAAACTTTCAAGTTGCTTGATGGTATGCAGTAAATTCTTGACCCCTATGTCTTCAATGAAGGCATAGGGGTTTATTTTTATTTATGACGAAAAAAGAAAGGTGGTAAAAACCATGTCTAATTTTAGCAGATTTATGAAGAAGAACAAAATCACAAAGGAAAACACAACTTTTCCTGCAACCAAATCCCTTGTGGATGAACAGGGCAATCCCCTTCCTTGGACAATCAAACCTTTGACCACAAAGGAAAATGATGACATCAGGGATGATTGCATGATTGATGTTCCTGTCAAGGGTAAACCTAATGTTTACAGACCTAAACTGAACACTTCCAAGTACATTGCAAAGATGATGTGTGCTTGTATTGTTGAACCTAACCTGTATGACAAGGAATTGCAGGATTCCTATGGTGTGATGACACCTGAAGATCTTCTGAAAGAAATGATTGATGATCCTGGTGAATATCAGGCTTTTGCAACTTTTGTTCAGGACTTCAATGGTTTCAACACCAACTTGGAAGAAAAGGTTGAAGAAGCAAAAAACTAATTGAAGAAGGTGATGCAGAAGCAAACTTTGCACATTTTGCATTGCAGAAACTTCACATCTTACCTTCTGTATTTCTGAACATGGATGACCAAGAAAAAGCCTTTGTAATTGCTTCAATCAAGATCAGAATTGACAAAGAGAAAGAAGCAGCAAAGAAGGCAAAGGTCAAAAAGAAATAGGACAGTCAGGATTGGTCTGATTGTCCTTTATTTATGCCAAGAAAGGCGGTGAAGAATAATGGCAAGTATTTCAACATCAATTGAATTGTATGACAGGGTGTCAGCACCTATCAATAAAATGCTTTCTGCACTTGGAAACATGTGTACTGCATTTGAATCAGTGGAAACTTCCATGGACAGTGGTTTTGACACATCTGCAATTGAAGAAGCAAGAAGAGCAACAGAACAGGCTGCACTTGAAGTGATTCAACTTGGAAATGACATTGAACAGAACCAAGATCATCAGGAAAACTACAACAGATCTGTCAGAAGCGGTGCATCTGCTATGGATGGACTGACCAGGAAGGTTGCAGGTCTTGTTGCAACTTATGTGTCTTTGCAGACAGTTTCAAAAGCAATGGATTTGTCTGACACAATGACACAGACCACTGCAAGACTGGACATGATGAATGATGGTTTGCAGACCACAGAACAGTTGCAACAAATGATTTATCAGTCTGCACAAAGGTCAAGGGGTTCTTATCAGGAATCTGCTGATGCAGTTGCAAAGATGGGAATCATGGCAAAGGATGCTTTCAACAGCAATGCAGAACTGGTTGCTTTTGTGGAACAGTTGAACAAACAGTTCACGATTGCAGGAACTTCACAGGAAGGTGTTTCTGCTGCAATGTTGCAGTTGACACAGGCAATGTCCAGTGGTGTCCTTCGTGGTGAAGAACTGAACAGTGTGTTTGAACAAGCACCAACAATCATTCAGTCTATTGCAGATTATTTGGATGTTCCAATTGGTCAAATCAGGGAAATGGCAGCAGAAGGACAGATCAGTTCTGAAATTGTCAAAAATGCCCTGTTAAGTGCAGCAGAAGAAACTGATGCAAAGTTTGCACAGATGCCTATGACTTGGGGTCAGGTGTTCACATCAGTGAAAAATCAGGCTTTGATGGCATTTCAACCAGTCCTGGACAAAATCAATGAGATTGCAAACAACCCTGATTTTCAGGTGTTTGCTTCCAATGCAGTTGGTGCATTGTCCACAATAGCAATGTATCTGTTGCAGATCATGGAATTTGCAGGAATGGTGGCAACCTTCATTGGTGAAAATTGGTCAATCATTGCACCAATTGTGATGGGAATTGTCACTGCACTTGGTCTTTATGCAGGTGCTTCAATGGTTATCAACACAATCAATGGAATTTCTGCAATGATGGAATCCACAAAGGCAGCAGCACAAATGATGGCAACTGGTGCAACCCTGGCAGAAACTGCTGCACAGCATGGTCTGAATGCTGCTTTGATGGCATGTCCTTTGACCTGGATCATTCTTCTGATCATTGCAATCATTGCAATCATTTATGCAGTATGTTCAGCAATTGCAAAACTGACTGGTGTTGCAAATAGTGGCTTTGGTGTCATCACAGGTGGAATCAATGTTGTCATTCAATTCTTCAAAAACTTGGGTCTTTCTGTTGCAAATATTGCCCTTGGAATAGGAAATGCAATTGCAGCACTTGGTTCAAACATGATGACTGCATTCAATAATGCAATTTGTTCAATTCAGTCATGGTTTTGGGGTCTGCTTTCAACTGCAATGTCTGTTGTAGAAGGCATTTGTGCAGCACTGAACAAACTTCCTTTTGTTGAATTTGATTATTCAGGAATCAGTGCAAAAGCAGATGAATATGCAGCAAAGGCAGCAGAAGCAGAAGGAAACAAGCAAGACTACAAGTCCATTGGTGATGCCTTCAATGAAGGTATGTCCACATTTGACACATTCCAGGATGGTTGGGCATCTGATGCTTTCAGTGCAGGTGCTGCATGGGGTGATGGTGTTGCAGACAGTGTTTCAGGTGCATTCAGCATGGATTCTTTTGAAATCCCTGAATATGAAGCAACTGGTTATGATGCAAGTCAGATCCCTGCAAATATTGCTGATACGGCAGGAAACACTGGTTCAATGGCAGATTCCATGGACATCACCAGTGAAGATTTGAAATATCTTCGTGACATTGCAGAAACAGAAGTTGTGAACAGATTCACCACTGCTGAAATCAAAGTGGAAATGACGAACAACAACAATGTTTCTTCTGACATGGATCTTGATGGAATGGTTGACTACCTGGCAACAGGTGTCAATGAAGCAATGGAAAAAGCAGCGGAAGGGGTGCATGAATAATGGCATATTATTTTTACATGGGAAAGATGTTGTGTCCAGTTGCACCTTCCAAGTTGCAATTGAAGATACAAAACGAAAACAAAACATTGACCCTTATCAATGAAGGTGAAGTGAACATTTTGAAGAAGGCAGGTCTGACTGACATCAGTTTTGACCTGCTTCTTCCTAATGTGAAATATCCTTTTGCAACATACAAGTCAGGCTTTGTGAATGCAAAGGTATTCCTGGAACAGTTGGAAAAAATGAAGTCAAGCAAAGAACCATTCCAGTTCATTGTGACCAGGACACTTCCAAATGGAAAAATGCTGTTTGATACCAACATGAAGGTGTCACTTGAAAGTTATGACATCAAGGAAGACAGCAAACAAGGATTTGATGTCACTGTTTCAGTCAAATTGAAGCAGTACAGAGAATTTGGAACAAAGACCTGCAACATCACTTTTGCAGGCACAAAACCCAAAGCAACAGTTCAACCTGCAAGACCTGCAAGTCCTGCTTCCCCTGCACCTGCACAGAATCAGACTTACACTGTCAAGAAAGGTGACTGTCTTTGGAATATTGCAAAAAAATTCTATGGGAATGGTGCAAAGTACACCACAATCTTCAATGCTAACAAAGGCAAAATCAAGAATGCAAACTTGATTTATGCAGGACAGGTTTTGACTATTCCCTTATTGAAGTAAAGGGGGGGAACACTTTGAATGTAAATGTAGAACTATTGATTCAGCATGGAAACAAGGTGTTTTCCCCTGTTGTTCAGGAAGGCATCACCTGGTCAACTGAAAGAAAAGGTTGTCCAGGGCAACTTTCCTTCAAAGTGGTGAAAGATGATGTGTTGGATTTCACAGAAGGTGATGCAGTCAGATTGAAAGTGAATGGTGCAAATGTTTTCTATGGGTTCATTTTCAAGAAGAAAAGAGATAAACAGCAAATCATCACTGTCACTGCTTATGATCAGTTGCGATATTTGAAGAACAAAGACACCTATGTCTATGAAAACAAGACAGCAGGTGAACTGATTCAGATGATTGCAGCAGACTTTCAAATGCAGACAGGATTCATTGAAGACACTGGTTTCAAGATTGCTTCCAGGGTGGAAGAAAACACTTCCTTGTTTGATATGATCCAAAATGCCCTTGACCTGACATTGCAGAATCAGAAATACATGTATGTCATGTATGATGATTTTGGAAAAGTCACTTTGAAAGGGTTGGACAACATGCGTTTGAACCTTTTAATTGATGAAGAAACAGGTGAAAACTTTGACTATACTTCATCAATTGATGATAACACATACAACAGAATCAAACTGACTTATGACAATGACAAGACTGGAACAAGAGAAGTCTATATTGCCCAGGATTCCAACAACATGAACACATGGGGTGTTCTTCAACACTTTGACACATTGCAGGAAGGTGAAAATGGTCAGGCAAAAGCAGATGCACTTCTTTCCTTGTATAACAAGAAAACAAGAAACCTGTCCATCAAAAATGCCTTTGGTGATGTTCGTGTTCGTGCAGGATCAATGGTGGTTGTGATGCTTGACCTTGGTGATGTCAAAGTCAAGAATTTGATGCTTGTGGAAAAATGCAAGCATGAATTCAATGAAAGTCAGCATTTGATGACCTTGACATTGAGAGGTGGTGAATTCATTGCTTGATGCAAATGATCTTTTAATTGCTATCAAAAAGGCAGCAAAAGAAGCAGTTGAAGCAGGTCAACCTTGTGACTTCTGCTTTGGAAAAGTCACCAGTGCTTCACCTTTGAAGATACTGGTGGAACAGAAGATGACCCTTGGTGCTGCACAACTGGTTCTGACCAGGAATGTGACAGACTTCAAGACCAAGGTCACAATTGATTGGACTACTGGAACAAAAAGCGGTGGAAGTGGGGATTCTTCCTTTGCTTCCCACAGTCACAGTGTTTCAGGAAAGAAGGACATCACCATTCACAATGGTCTTGCAGTGGGTGATGAAGTCATCCTTCTGAAACAAAAAGGTGGTCAAAAATATCTTGTTTTGGATAGGGTGGTGAATGCATGATACCTTCAACAAATACCATTCTTTCACAAGATTTGGAAGTGGAAACCCTTCCAAGTAAAAATTACAAGATGCAGATTGAACATGATGTCATCAATGGATTTTGTGATGAACTGGAAGCAATGAAGCAGGTTGTTTTCAAGATCTTGAACACTGAAAGATACCAGTACATCATTTATTCATGGAATTATGGGATTGAACTTCTTGATTTGTATGGTGAACCAGTCACTTATGTATGCCCTGAACTTGAAAGAAGAATCACAGAAGCATTGGTTCAGGATGACAGAATTGATTCTGTTGATTCCTTTGTTTTTGATGTTTTAGAGAAAAGGACAGTCAAAGTGACATTCACAGTCCACACAATCTTTGGTGGAATTGAAGCAGAAAAGGTGGTGAATTTCTAATGTACGAAAATATTACTTATGAAGATATTCTTCAAAGGATGCTTGACAGAGTTCCAAACAGCATGGACAAAAGAGAAGGTTCAATCATTTTTGATGCCCTTGCCCCTGCTGCTGTTGAACTTCAATTGATGTATATTGAATTTGACATCATCTTGACTGAAACCTTTGGTGACACTGCATCCAGGGAATATCTGATCAGAAGGGCAGCAGAAAGGGGTGTCATTCCTTATGCTGCAACCAATGCGGTTCTGAAAGCAATTGCAACACCTTCCACAATCAATGTTGCAGTTGGTTCAAGATTTTCTTTGAATGAACTGAACTACATTGTGACTGAAAAGATTGCAGATGGTGAATACAAGGTGATGTGTGAAACCACTGGTGTGATTGGCAATTCCTATTTTGGGGATCTGATTCCTATCAATTACATTCAGGGGTTGGAAACCATCAAAATCACTGAACTGTTGATTCCTGGTGAAGATGAAGAAGACACTGAATCCATCAGGGAAAGATATTTTGCAACCTTTGACACAAAACCTTATGGTGGAAACAAAAAGGACTATATTCAGAAGACAAATGCACTTGCAGGTGTTGGTTCAACCAAGGTCAAACCTGTTTGGAATGGCGGTGGAACAGTTCTTCTGACAGTCCTTGATTCTGAATACAACAAAGCAAGTGACACCTTGGTTCAGTTTGTTCAGAATGAAATTGATCCCACAAAGGATGGAACTGGTGTTGGTATTGCACCAATTGGTCATGTGGTAACAGTTCAGACTGCTGATGAAGTGGTTGTCACTATTTCCACCAACATCACTTTCCAGGAAGGCTATTCTTTCAACAGTCAGAAGACTGCAATTGAAGAAGCAATCAATGCTTATCTGCTTGAAATTAGAAAGGTTTGGGCAGATGAAACTGCATCAGTGGTCAGAATCAGTCAGATTGAAACAAGAATCCTGAATTTGACTGGTGTTGTGGACATCAACAACACAAAAATCAATGGTGCAGCATCCAACTTGGTGTTGGGTGAATATGAAATTCCAGTGTTGGGTGGTGTGTCAAATGGTTAGAGATGTGAACCTAATTGAACACCTTCCCCTTTTCATTCAGGTGTATAGAGAAATTCACCTGATTATGAGTGCAGAAAACCCTGAATTTCAGTTGCTTGCTGATGAATCTGAAAGAATTAAAAACAATCAGTTCATTCAAACATGTGACCTTGAAGGAATTGCACGATTTGAAAAGATATTGCACATCAGTCCTTCTTCTGATGACACCCTTGAATCAAGAATTTCAAGGGTGATGATCAGATGGAATGACATTGTTCCTTATACCTGGAAGGTCTTTCTGACAAAACTTGACACCCTTTGTGGTGTTGGAAACTATGATGTGATTCCAAACTTCAAGGAATATGCTTTGAAAATCATCACACATCTTGACATGTATGGTCAAGTTGATGAATTGGAAAAGTTGTTTGACTACATGATACCTGCAAACCTGGTGATTGATTCAGACAATGAATTGCATTATGACTTGAAGAACACTTTGTTTGTTCCAACTGGAATGTGTCTTTGCAAGATGTATGAATTGACTGATTCCTACAAAGCAACATTCACTTTCAGCGGTGATGCAAATGTTGCAAGCATCTGTTCAGGAACATGTGAAGTTGAAATCACAGATTCTTTTCAGGATTCATTCAGTGTTGCTTCTGAAATGCACACTGGTTCAAATGTATCAATAACAAATATGATTCAAGTATAAGAAAGGCGGTAATGTTAAAATGGCAGAATTTAGACCTATGGTCATCACCAACAAAGGACAGGCATTGATTGCAAAGATGATGTCAGGCAGTGGAAAGATTGAATTCACAAAGATTTCTATTTCTGAAACTGCATATTCTGATGCACAGATCCTTGCAATGACTTCCATTGGTGGTGTAAAACAGACAACCCTTGTTTCCAGGGTTACAAAGACAGGAAACGCAGCAGTCCAGGTTGAAGGTGCTGTCACCAATGATGCACTGACAACTGGATATTACATGAAGACCATTGCCCTTCATGCAAAAGACCCCAATGATGGTGAAATTGTGTATGCAGCATGTGGTGCTTCTGTTCCTGGTTGGATGCCCCCATTCAATGGTGTGTCCACAAGTGGTGCTTTCTTAAAACTGATCACCACTGTTTCCAATGCTGATGATGTCACAATTGAAGTTGATCCTGCTGCTGTTGCAACAGTGGGTGACATTCAGGACTTGCAGAAGCAGATTTCTGATTTGCAGGCTTTTGTTGGTTATACTGACAAAGACATCTACGGTGTTGAAGTTGACTTCAAGAACAAGAAGTTCACAAGACTTGCAGGTGCAGTTTCCATGACACCTGGTGCAGCATTTGATGCTGTCAAGGCATTTGGTGGAAGAAAAAGATGTAATGTGACAGATGCAGGTGTGGTTGTTGCATATCATGGTGATGCAGGATATTCTGAAACTGGTGCTTTGACCCAGGCTATTGACTTGAACCCTGTTGATGTTGAAACACCTGATGCTTCTTTGCAGTTTGCAGCAGGCACAAAGGTTCAGGT